TGGACCATTTGCCGCCCGCCTCCTGCCAGACGCGATGCAGCGTCGGCCACTCGGACGAGGACATGCAGACGTAGCAGGCGCCCTTGGTCACCGAGAGCAGGTTGGCCAGCGCGGGCCGCAGGAACTCGGGAAAGCCACCGCCAAGCGCGTCGTTGGCGATGGTCATCTTGGCCGCGGTGCCGCCCACATACGCAACATTATACGGAGGGTCTTGCCACGCCATGTCCGCCAGATGGCCGGCACCAAGCGCACGCTGCACGTCGGCCAGCTTCGTCGCGTCGCCGCACAGCAGGCGGTGGTCGCCACAGCGCCAGAGATCGCCGGTCCGGGTGACGGGCACCGCCGGCGGTGGCGGGGCCTCATCGGCATCGTCGCCGAGTCCGGCATCCGCCGCCGCCAGCAGCCGGTCCAGCTCCATGCCGGAGAAGCCGAGCACGTCCAGGTCGACCACCGCCTCGTCGCGGATGCGGGCGATCTCGGCTGCGAGCAGCGCCTCGTCCCAGCCGGAGTTCAGTGCGATCTGGTTGTCCGCCAGCCGCAGCGCCCGTGCCTGCGCGGGGGAGAGATGACCGAGCCGCAGCACCGGCACGGAGGCGAGCCCGAGCTGCTTTGCCGCCATGACGCGGCCGTGGCCGGCGATGAGCACGCCCTCGGCGTCGACCAGCACCGGGTTCACGAAGCCGAACTCGGCGATGGACGCCGCGATCTGCGCCACCTGCGAGGGCGAATGCGTGCGCGCGTTCTCGGCGTAGGGGACCAGCGCCGCCACTGGCAGGCTGCTCACCACGAGATCAGGCTGCATCGGCGGCGACCTCCATCCGCGCCGCGGCCACGGCGTCATAGTCGCGGCCTTCATCGGCCAGCGTGACCGGCAGGTCGGGATGCAGCATCCGCCAGCGGGCGATCGCCAGGTCGACATAGGCGGGCGCGAGCTCGATGGCGCGCACGCGGCGGCTGGTGCGCTGGCCCGCCAGGATGGTGGTGCCCGAACCACCGAAAGGCTCGAACACCACCTCGCCATCGTCCGTGTACGCCCGCATCAGGAACTCCGGCAGCACCACCGGGAACACCGCGGGGTGCTCGGTCTCGATGCCGCGGCCCTTGTGGCGGGTCAGGCGCAGCACGTTGTCCGGGATCCGGAAGTCCTGCACCGGCAGCCCGGCATGCTGGTATTCCGAGATGGTCCCGTCGGCCGCGCGCAGCCCGCTGCCCTTGTTCGGCGTGCCGGCCCATTTGCAGGGCACGATCTTGTTCGCCTGGCGGGCCTGGCGGTTGAAGTGGAAGACCAACTCGAAGGCGGGGGCGAGGCGACCGTTCCAGTCGCCGGGCAGGCCGGGCCCCTGGTCCCAGGTGTAGAGGCCGAACCGGCGCCAGCCGCGGGCGCGCATCCAGTCGAGCCAGCCGGACCAGTACGGGATCCATTCGCTGTCGCGGTGGATCAGCCCGAGGTTCACCAGCACCTGGCCGTCCGGCATCATGGCCGCGTCGAGATGCCGGAACACGCCCTGCATCAGCGCATCCCAATCCGTGCCGCCGCCGGTCGTATAGTCGCGCTGGTTCCCATAGGGCGGGCTGGTGAACAGCAGCGCGCCGCGGTCCTCGCCCATCACGCGCACCACGCTGGCGGCGTCGGTGCTGTCGCCGCAGAGCAGGCGATGCTCGCCCAGCAGCCACAGGTCGCCAGGGCGGGTGACCGGCTGGCGCGGCGGCTCCGGATCGGCGTCTGCGGGATCCTCCGCCGGCCCTTCCTCCGTCACCGCCGCGCCAGCCGCACCGCCCCCCTCGGCGGGATCCGCGGACAGAGCCTCGGGCGCTTCGCCGTGGGACACGGCCTCTCCAGCCGCCGCGAGGATGTCCGCGAGCTCATCCGCCGAGAAGCCGAGCGCGCCGAGGTCGATGTCCGGCGCTGCCTGCACCGCGGCCAGCGCGTCACGCAGCAGCGCCTGGTCCCAGGTCGCATTCTCCGCGATGCGGTTGTCGGCGAGCCGCAGCGCCTCCTTCTGCGCCGCGGACAAATGCCGCAGCACGATCACCGGCACCTTGGCGATGCCGAGGGCCGACGCCGCCTCAAGCCGCCCGTGCCCGGCGATCAGCACACCGTCCTCATCCACCAGCAGCGGATTGGTGAAGCCGAAGGCCAGCATGCTGGCCTTGATCTGCTCCAACTGCTCAGCGCTATGAACGCGGGCATTGCCGGCATGCGGGCGCAGCTCCGCCACCGGACGCAGCAGGATCTTCGCCGCCATCCAGGGGAGCGTCATGGGGCCATCCAGATTTGGGGGTGGGTGCAAACCATGCGGCCGCGGCTGCCAACCTGGCACGGCATGGTTTGCGGGCTATCTGTTTGATCGCACAGGGGAAGGGCTGCAAACTGCAACCCTGATTTATGGCCTGGCGCTAGCGATGCCGCGCGCTGCTGCCCCCCGCATACGACATCGCCCGGGAGGAACCATGGCCTCGGCATCGAGCCGGCGACGGCTGCCGCGCCTTCTCAATGTGCGATGAACCTACCGCATGTGGATTCCGCGACGCAATGCACTCATGCTCAAGATCGTCACCTTTCGCATGAGCGCATCGCGCCGCCGCACCTCACGCCGCGCGAGCTCGAGGCGCAGTGCCGTAATGCGCCGCCAGAACCCCCAGCGCCGCCACCACCATGCCCTGGGCCTGCGCTGGATTCACCACACGCCCACTCCATCCATGGCGCATTGCCCATTCGCGGATCGAGCACTCCAACCCCACGACGTGCCACATGCACGACCCCGCCGCGCTGTCCCATCCCCCCAGGGCCGAGATGGCCCGTGCCACACGGCCCCGCGCATCAAGTTGGCGCTCGCTGACGGCTGTACCCGTGCTGGCGGCGATCCGCACCATCTGCATGGTGCGCATGCCGTCCAGCGCGGCAGCACGAAACTGCGTGCGGAACAACGCGCCGGCCTCGTGCATCGCGGGCGTGATGGTGCCGTTGGCCAGCATCTGGCCAAGGCTGTCCACCATGCGGTGATGCTGCACCGGCGTCCCCGTTTCCGGATCGGCCTCGCGGATCGGCTCCGCAAGGCCAGCATGCTGCAACCGCCACTTCGACGGACGCATAGGGTCCTGTGGCTTTGCCTTCCGTTTACCGGCCATGATGGTTCTCCCCGTTGCGTTGTCCCCAGCGGCGAACCGCCTCGTTGGTGATGGCCTGGCGCAGCCAGGGCTCCGTGACCTCTTCGACAGCGAAGGTGGCGACGCCCTGCTCATGCCAGACCCGCCGCCGCATGGATTCCATCTCGGTCGACGTCGTCGGGCTGGCGCCGCGATCGAGTGCGCTGCGCGGCAGATGCGGTGCCCCTGGCACGTGCGAGACGTGCCAGGGTTGTGTGGGCTGTTTCGGCACCGGCTTCACCGACCAGCACCCCATTGCGCGGCCTGCAGCAATGCTGGCGGCAGCGGCGCATGGCGCGGAAGCTGGCTCTCTGTCGCGGGGACCACATGCTGCAACAGGCGCTGCAGGCTATTGGCGGTCGCAACCGCCGCATGCGCCTGCAGAAAGGGCAGGATGTGCTTCGCCCGGAACGAGAGCCATTCAGCCTTCTGCGATACCCACACGGCGTCGAGGATGTGCTGTGGCGTGCAGAATTCCACATAATGCCCGCCCTCCTCGGGGATGACCCAGGTGACGACTTCCACGCCGTCTGGAGCATCGGGAGCGATACTCTCCCTGTGGGGCAGCGCGTGCAGAGCCCTGGTGAGGGCCGCCTGCCAAGGGATTTCCCCGCCATTGCAGATTGCTTGCGCCCGGACCATCCACTCAGGTGGCCGCATTTCGATCATCTCGCCGTGCAGCAAGGTGGTGACGGTGTCGTTCTTCATGTTCAGAATCCTCTGGATGAAAGGGAGTGATCGGCAGGCCCAGCGGGGCGGTGGCGCACGGGCGCGACGCGGCACTTCGGGCGTCGGCGAGCCAGCGGGTCCGGGTGGGTCCACCTTTGGGTCCAGGTAGGGTCCGGGTCTGGTGTGCGGGAAACCCGCGGAAACCCGCCGTGGGTCCGGGTGGTCCGGGTGGGGCCGGGTCTTTTCCCTACTCTTCCTTACACCCCGTATGCGCGTGTCATGCGCGATGTGCGTGACATGCGTGATGCACAAACCGCCTGCTACGAAAGAGAACACAACAGACCCGGACCACCCGGACCCACCCGGACCCGGCGAGGTATTCCCTGGCTTTCCGGCGATTGGCAGACCCGGACCCTTACCCGGACCCACCGTCGCACACCCGGACCCATTGACCATGGCGCGCGTCATCGCGGCGCCTCCTGGACGGGCTGACGGCGATACCGACGTTCGCGTTTGGCGGTTGCGCCATGCCCGCCCTTGCGTGCGCGCGCCTGCTTGAAGCCCATGCTGACCAGACTGCGGACCACGCGGTTCTGATCGGACTGCGTCCAGCGCCCCTTCTCGATGGCGAGCGCATGCTGCAGCACCTCGGCCACCGAGACGTCCTGCAATGGCGAGGGCCGCGGGCGCCGATAGGCTTTGCACTCCCCCAGGCCGTTCTGCATCCACTCCGTGTCGTTCTCGAGATAGCTCTCGATGAGATCGTCCCAGGCATCCCCCTGATAGCGCTCGGCCTGCTCCTCCGCGGCCAGGCCATCGAGCGCCTGGGTTTCGAGCCACCAGGGCTCATTGCGGCGAAACCGATCCCGCGCCTCAGCCCAAAGCTGATCCCGATCCTGTTCCAGCGCGGGGATATCGATGTTGCCGCAAACCACTGGCCAGAACCGCCGTCCGCCGGTCGGGTCCTTCAGATACCCACCCTCCGGGTTCACGCTGCCGGCAAAGACGCATTGCCTCGGCAGATCCACCAGCCGCTTGCCATAGGGCGGCCGGAACCGATCCTGCGTGCGCGACATGAAGGCCTTGATCGTGCTGACCTCGGCACGGCCCATGGTATCGAGCTCGGCGATCTCGATGACCCAGACGCCGCGCGTTTCCATCGCCGCGTCCTTGCTGCTCAGATCGGAGAGGCGGTCTGCAAACCAGGGCTTGGCGATTGCCATCAGGGCAGAGGATTTGCGGATCCCCTGCGGCCCCTCCAGGATCAGGGCGCAATCCGCCTTGCAGCCGGGGATGTAGATCCGCGCGACGGCCGAGATCATCCAGCGCGGCCCGATGGCGCGGTGGTACGGCGTGTCCTCCGCGCCGAGATAGCGCAGCAGCCAGGAGTCGAGGCGCGGCGTGCCGTCCCAGGCCAGCGCGTCCAGATGGTCGCGGACGGGATGGAACAGCCGGTCGCGGGCCACGACCTCCACCGCCTGGCCGGCAATGGACATCGGCACCATGATGTCCTGGTGCTGCAGCCAATTCGCGACCAAGGCATCGTCACGGTCGGCCCAGGGCGTGTCGATCCATTCCGCGGCGCGGCCGATCCAGGGCGGCGGCTTGCGCGCGACGGTGGTGGTGGCGAAGGCGTCGTGCCACAGCACGTCCTGCCATTCCGGTGCGGCGCGCAGCGCGGTAATGGCGTTGGCGAGGACGGGGCGCGGCTCGCCTTCGTCGTTGAGCAGCAGGTCCTTGCGCCATTCGTTGGAGAAGGCGGCGGCGGGTCGGGTTGCGGCGATCAGCATCCGCACCGCGTCAGCACCGTCCGATTGCAGGACGTCGTTGAAATCCATCGCGGCTGGCGGCTCGGCGACGGTGACGTCCCGACCCTGGCTGCGCAGAATGGTGATGGCTTGGCGGATCTGCTGATCGGCCTTGCTGTTCGGCTCATCGCCGTCGCGAGCGATGATGACGGCCGCGCCCTCTGGCAGTGGCGCACGGGCGATGTTGCTGATGCCGAGGCAGGCCCAGCTTTCCTGCCCCGTGGCCTGCCAGACCGACAACGCTGTCTCGACGCCCTCGCAGAGGATGATGGGCGCGCGGCCTGGCATCCGCACGGTGGAGATGTCCGACCAGCTATCATGCGCCTTGTTGGTGCGCTTCTGGACCTTGATCGGTGCCTTGCGGCCGTCGGCTGTCAGATAGATCTGCTGCAGCCCATGCACCTCGCCGGTCGCATCCGTGGCCAGCGCCACCAGCGCGCCATATTGGCTGTAGGCATAGGGCAGGTAGCGAATGGAGGGGGGCAGCGGAGAGGCGGTAATGCCGCGCCGCTGCAGATAGGTCTCGACACGGGTCCCGTGCGGATCCTCGCAGCCTGCAATGATCTCAGCGACTTTCGCGGCCCGTTTGGCGTCCTCCGCGGCCTTCTTGGTGGAACCTGACCTATCTGATGCCTCGATGGCTTCGAGAGGGATTTCTTCGGCAGGGAGGGCGTCGACGCGCGGCGGCGCTGCCTCTGGCATGGGGTCGGTCCCAGGGCTGGGAGGCGATGCCTTGCGACGCGGCTTTCGGCCTGTAGGCCAGCCGAGCCATTGCCGGGCCCAATCCAGCGCTGCGCCATTGGCGAGGCTGCGCCGCTGCTTGACCATCTCCAGCCCGTCGCCGCCTTGCCGAGCCTCGTGGTCAAACCACCGACCGGCATTCTCGCCGGCGATTTCCACAGCGACACTGCCATGTGTGCCGAACCGCAGCTGGTGTTCGCTCGACAGGTCCCGATTTGGTTCGCCATGAAGCGCACGCGCCAGATCGGCAATGCGCGCATTCAGGGCCGCGGCGACCTCGCTCGCAGCGGCTTCTGTCATGCGGCACCTCCAGCGAAATCCGGAGGATCAAGGGAAATCGAAAATGGCATCGGGCCTCCGCGGCAAAGCGAGGCCCGCAATCAAGCGGATAAATTTCACAGTCTCAGCGTTGGAGCCGGTGAGGCCGCGCCGCCCGCGAAGGGGTGAACCCTTCAGCCCGTGGCGTAGGGTGAGGCTACAAACCCCGCCTCGCGCCGCCGCGTTGTGAGGATGGCATACGGATCAGCGTGGCCATGGCGTCGGCCAGGTTCTGCGACAATGGCTCTCCCTCGATCTCCTGGCTGCGGAACCAGTCCGCGATGACTTCTTTCTTGCACTGATAGCGCTGCGAGATGCCGATCTCCGCGATCGCATTGTCCAGCAAGTCCATATACGGCGTGCGGTATGGCTTGCCGGTGTCGGGATCCATGGCAGGGGCCGGGCGCGGCGCGTCAACCACCGGCCAGATGGCCAGAACCATGAAGCGTGGCACGCGGATATCGATGAACTGGCTATCCGCCATCGTCAGCACGCCGTTGCCCACATCGGCATTGCCGGCGCGCCAGTGTTCCGGTGTGACGGTGCTGTGGTGGCCGGAATGCAGATCCCATCTATCAGGCGGGTGGCTCCAGGGACGGGACTGCGTGGTGGACACCCGCCCCTGGGCATGGAGATCCCCGTCACGCAGTGCGACTTGGATCTCACGGGCCGCGTGGTGGGCTGCTGTGGTTCGCGACGCCTCCGTTTGCCGCCAGGGCGGGAGGTTGGGATTTGGTGGGGACGCCATCTCCCCGCGCCCAATGGCTCCCTCAATTTGGATCGTAATATGTTCAATGGCTTGGCTCAGCCGCCACTGTGTCCTGTCCAGTTTTTCGATCAGCATTGGGGGGCCTTATCTCGGTGGTTGGGG